AACTCTTATGTTTATTTACATCAGAAATAGATCTGGGGAATGACAACTCTGCTACTGATAGGTTATTAAACTTGATTCTAGATTCATCAATAAACTTGATCATCTCATCTTCAGTTCCTTCCATCATCACTCGAAGACCATCCTTAATCATCTTCCTACAGGGTGCAGGTGTAGATGATTTGACAGCCTCAATACCCATAATCTTCAGTTTAGGTTCTTCATAACGAACACCCTCACTATCCCACACATTCAGAATGTATCTCTTCTTAGCTGTCCAAATACCACGATCAGCAATGTTCTCCCTCTTCATCTGCATCTTCTGATCATATGCATTCACATAGTCAGCCAGTTCCACATAACACTTATCGATGAAAGGTTCTAGTTTATCCTGACAGATCTTATCTAAAAGGTTCACTACCTTCTCTTTATCATCCTTCTTCTTTGCTAGGAACTTATCAACAACAGGTCCAAGGTTAAGATACACAGAATCAGTATCGACTGCAATCACATAGTCACTTTCAGTCTGCAGAAGTTCATTCAGATATTTGTTCAACCTGTCTTCAATCCACCTGATAGATGTTTGACCTGAGAGGGTGATAGCTTCTGCGTTAGCAAGTTTGAAGTATCTGAAGTATTGGTTACCAACGGCACCATAAGCTGAGTTCAAACAGATCTTACGAACCATCTGGAAGTTGTTGAACTTGGCAACATCTTTGACTGTTTGGTCTCTCAGTTTGATTAGTTGTGCATCTGTTAGATTAGAGTAGTCTTTATCAGATTGTACAATCTCATCTTCAGGTCCGTCACCGGCACCACCAATTAAGTAACCCACGACTAACAAACCTCCTTAGAGTAAGTAATACCAATTCTCCTTCCGTAATAAATCATACAATCATGATCAACAATAACCTCTGGTTCTGAGCAACCACTTACCAATAATAACATACCTAATATCAAACCACTAACTATCTTCCCAGATGCTCCACTCATAATCTTCAATCACAGTGTTTGCAAACAACCTATTACTAAGTGTTTCAATCTCTTTCTCAGCATATTCTTTATCAGGTGCCTCAAAATCAATCTCAATCAATTTACCCAATCTTAGTTTCTGCATACTTAGGTCAGATAGTCTACCGCATGCCTGACGAACTGCGTTACCTGCAGAGTCATCAACCTGAGATCTCAAACGAATATAAACTTTGGCTTTAAACTTCATCGACAACTCCAATAACCCATGACATCATACCATAAGGTGTGTCACTAATCAAGCTCTGAGTCAACTTTACTACATCTGGTGGAACAACCAAACAGAATCCAATACCAAGATTGAATACATTACGCATCTCTTCCTCAGCAATATCTCCTGCTACCTGAATCTTGTTAAAGAGTTCTGGTCTCTCCCAGGAGTTGTAGTCTACATCAACATTCATACCCTTTGGAAGACACCTAGGAAGGTTCTCAGGGATACCACCACCAGTAATATGTGACATACCTAGGATAGGAATATGTTCCATCAGGTCTTGAATTAGAGGAGAGTAGATAGTAGTTGGTACTAACAACTCAGGCATCTCTTTGTAGAAGATTTTATTTCTCCATAACATATCATTAACAAGAGTATATCCATTACTATGAAGTCCACTACTCTCAATACCAATGACTACATCACCTGTTCTGATGTTACTGCCATCAACAATATCAAACTTCTCCGCAACACCAGTACAGAAACCTGCAAGGTCATAGTCGTGTGCTCTAAAGTGTTCTGCTGTTTCTCCACCTAGAAGATACATGTCAGAAATAAGACAACCATCAATCACACCTTGAATGATGTCATTCACATTACTATCAAGTTTCTTGGTCGAGATATAGTCTAGAAAATATAATGGTTTAGCACCAGAACATATAACGTCATTGACGCACATAGCAACGAGATCCTGACCAATAGTGGTGTAATCATCGGCAATCCTACAGATATTAATTTTAGTTCCGACACCATCAGCACCAGATACAAGTACGGGTTGTTCATATCCTGGTGGAATCTCCATCATACCACTAAAACCCCCAAGGTTAGGCACTTTCTTTTTGAGTTCATCTACAAACTCTCTACCTTTTTCGACATCTACACCAGAAGTTTTATAATCCATCTTTAAATAACTCCTTGACATATTTCTTTAATCGTCCTTTGACATCCACCAAGTTCAACGAATGTTGTACCTCCTCTTCTGGGTTTCCAGGTGTCTTTGTATCATCTTTGTTATGCATTTTTTGATAACGTTCAGCACCCAAGTTATCTAGAAAATCATTCATCATATGATTTCTCCTGCTTTAATTTTTTGTAATCGATCAAGTTTCCATACGATGTAATCCATGGTGGGGATACACATAGGATTCCAACCAACAAAGGTTGTTGACTCTCCACTAGGTATCTTCCAACAGGGAGCATCGTCATTGTCAAGGTCTAGTGATTTACGATACTCATCCTCACCAAACATAACAACAGAACGTTCTGCTTCATTCAAACTAGTGAAACAAGCAAAACCATTCTTTCTAATCTCATCGGGGACGTGATGTTTCATAGTCCTCTCTTCTTCATTTCAGATTCAATGTCAACGAGTTTCTGTTTACTCTTCAACATCTTACCTTTGAATGCCTTACGCTCGATATACATCTTCTCCATCAGTTCTGGAAGGAAACCTTTCACATCCTTACGATACATGGCACCATTAGCACATACTGCATAATCTTTATACATCTCAAAGTTCACCTCCTCCTTAAGTATTCTATCAACCGTTGACGTTGGATGTTTCTCATCGAGGAGGGTTTCTGGGGATATATTATACTGCATGATAAGATGAGGGTAGAGAGAATTGAGATCAAAACTGACAACCCAATCATAGACTCCAGGAATCGGTTCCTTGACATATGCACCTGCGAACTTTGAATCTTTGTCTGATCTATCCATCTGAGGAATTACAATGTTCCTCTTCTTTAGATAGTTATAAATGATTGTATCCCATAATCTAACTTGGAACATAGGATCAACAAAGTTTACCTTTGCATCAAATGCCATTGTAATCACTAGTTCAATCAAACGGAGTTTATCCTCCATCCTATCAACTAGTTCCACGTCAACGATGTTGTAATCTACAAACTTCTTCCAGTCACCATCATAGAACTCTTTGAATGTATTGAATTCAGAGTGATCCAACTTCTTCTGTCCGAGTTCTGTCTCAGCAATAAAGTCCAATCGATATGACTCACGATTCACATAGGTGAACTTCTTATAGAGTTCCATGAAATCCAGTGTGGTTACACCTGCAATCTCAAATACATTGTTTGGTCTACCATTGAGAAACACTTCTTGATGTTTAACAATATTCCATGGAGATAATCTCTTCATCTCCTTCTCTCCCATGATTCTATCGATACGACCACAGAGATATGGAATATCATAGAACCTGCAGTTCCACCCTGTTACAACCTCAGGGGGATTTAAATTCCACCAACCAATGAATGCCCTCAACATATCTACTTCCTCTTCATAGTGGAAGTATGTGACATTCTTTTGTGAGGGAGTATATGGTTTACGACCCCAAGTGAGAATCTCTTTAGTATTGTAATCCTGAATGGAGATGGTCAACATCTCCTCTGCACAAGAATCAGGTGAAGGGAATCCAGATTCCGACTTCACCTCAATATCAATAGTAACCAATTGAATCTTTGACATATCCCACTTGATTTCATCCTGAGAATACTTCTCAGAGATGTATTGATACAAGTATCGATCATTTCCATAGATCTTAAATCCATCAACACCATCATACTTCTTATAGAAGTCACGACAATCTCGGACGGATCCTGGTTGAATAGGTTCTACATTATCACCTTCCAGTGTCTTCCACTGAGATTCACGATTAGACTTTACAAAGAGAGTTGGTTGAAACTTCTCTCTGTACTGAACAGGACGACCATTTTCATAACCACGAACCAGAAAATCATTACCAATTAACTGGACATTTGTGTAGAAATTCATTCCTTGATCAAGTCCATGTACTTATCTACTAGTGTACCATTGGGTTCCACAATAGTCAAGATCTTATCAGAATGAATCATGAATGAGTTCTGATTGGTTAGAGAAACTAACCATGGAGATAATGTTCCATCATCGTTAACCAAGAATGGTTCAATCATTCTACAATCAGGTTCACCAATATCACCACCAGCTTCTTCAATCTGAGTCAGTAGAATCTGATTCGTTGGAAGGATTAGTAGTTTTAGGCTGTCTTTGTTCATAATCTTTAATACTCTTTGTGTACATATCCATCAAATCATCGATGGGTTCAATAATACTAACCACCCAATCAGAAACTACTGGAATCCTTTGATCCTTAGAAAGTGGTGCCCATGGTGTGAGACGAAGTTTGAAGGGTGATTTACTTCTATCGTCTGTTGGTTCATTTCCAATCAGTTTTACAGAACAAGGATAGTTAAAGAAGTATCCAACTACCTTTCCATCACCAACTATCATCTCTTCAATATCACTTATGACATCTTCACCTGATTTGAGTAGTGCTACTTTTACAGTCATAGTTTATCTAGTTTGGCTTTATTTTCTTGAACAGTTTTATGTAGGTTGGAGAGTGCCTCCAATACCTCAGGAGTTTCTTCCCAAGACCATTCTTCTTCATGGCCTTTCTTACCAATCTTAGTGTGTGTTTTCTTCATATGTAAGATAGTACTTCATTCAATTATACCACGAAAAAACCCTTGGTTTTAGCCAAGGGTTTAATCTGCGACGATATTTGGGAGTTACCCAATTTTATTTATGAGTCTGCTCCACCAAGAAAAAACTTTTTTTGGCGACTCTCGGGAATGATACGTGTGAGTGTTACTACCAGAAGTCCATTCTCAAAGGCTACATCAGTAACCTCTGTGTCTTCAGAGATGGACCAGGAACGGGTGAAGGATCGTTGAGCCAGACCACGATGAAGGTACTCACGGCCGTCTGTCTTCTCCTTAGAACCCTCTACAACCAGGTTGCCCTTCTCGGTATAGACCTTTACCTCATCCTGGCCAAAACCTGCCAGGGCCAGTTCTAGACGGGACTCATCTTCAGAAACCTGCACGAGGTTGTATGGGGGATAGTTTTGTGCGTCATAACTGAATACACGATCAAAGTAATCATCCATACCGATCGTATTTCGTTGTAAACGCTCCATCAGTTGATTGATGTTTGCAGAGTTGTATCTTGCTAGTGTAGTCATGTGTTGCTCCTTATTAAGCGAGTTTGAAATGTGTGGACCCTTTCGGCCTCCACTCATATATTATGTATCAG